GTGTTTAGATAAAAATAATGAATTATTTTTATCTGGATTGGACCAATCAGTACAGTCTCTTTTAAAAAATATCGGAAAAAATAATAAAGAATATTCATGCCCACTCACTACATCTTCAACAGCAGATCTATATTCAATAGAAGCTCTAACGAGTTTAAACTATCTGAAAATAAACGATTTTGAAGTCTGTCCAATTCCACGTGGTTTAGTACCCCAGCAATATCACATTGGTAAAGATTGGGTTAATAATATTTTTGCCCCTATATCTACAAATGCTCTAAAAATTGCTGCATATAATGATCGTGGTACTAAAACAAATTTAGTACAGGATTCTGGAGTAGTTCATCCTAACTTAATCTTATTTGATAAGCCTCTTGCAGGTTTTAAGTATTGGCTTGCGATAAATCCTTACACTAATACCAATGAGGACTATGAGCTTCCATATATTTATGGTTCAAATTCTGAAAATTTAGATAATTGGGAGCTTATTGAGTCCTTTCCACAACCATTTGATACCGACCCATTGACGAATAAAGATGATGAATTAATCGAATCAACATCTGGACATTTATCTGATAGCTTTTTCACATACGATACAAGTAATGGAACATTATATTTCTGTTGGAGAAAACTTCTATACTTTAAAGATGGAAGAGATCGCAGTTTAGCAAAGTGTTCATTGTTAGCAAGTAAAACGAATGACGGAATAAACTGGTCTGGGAAATTTGAAATTTATCCAGAATTTACGAACATTAATAAAAATATTTTGGCATCACCTGCGATGATTTTTAATCCTATCGATGGGCTTTTCTATCTCTACCATATCGATGATTCTGTAAACGGAAGAATTACTTTACAGAAAACAGCAAATTTGGAAAATCCAAATTGGTCTGATCCTATTTACCCATCTGGTTTTGATGCAATCACTCCATATCATATGGAAATAAAATGGGTTGGCGATGCATTTGTAATGCTTATTCATGAAGAAGTTAATGATCAAATACATTTTGCAATTTCTTATGATGGCTTCAATTTTCAATTGGGGAAAAGTGTTTTAGTTGGTGAGACTTCACTTTATAAATCGTCATTTATTCCAATTTTTGAGAATTCAAAAATGTCAATGAAAATCCTTTATACAACAGATCAGCGTTTTACACCGACATGGCGTTTACATTCAACACAAACGAATTTTGTAGAAATTGGAGATCAATAATGACATTAGAGCTGAAAACGAATGTAGTAGTAAAAAACTATATTATAAGTGCATTAGAAATGACTATTCCTAGTGATTACAATGCTAAGTTAGACTTTTGGAAAGGCGACTATGTATTAAATGGTAAAAAAAAGACACTGACTGAAATGATTTCAACTACACGCAGTACTGTAGCTGGATTTACTAATAAAGATGGCTTCTACAGTGAAGTTGCGGCAAATGTACCTCGTATACATTATGATGAGAAGGTTGGAATTGGTCTACTATGTGAAGCTGCTGTAACGAATCTTGTTGCAAATCCTACGCAGCCTGTGTCTCAAATTGTAAGCGTTAACTTAACCACCACGAATTATCTAATTTTTCAAGTATTTGGTGTTGGACAAGCTGAAATTACAATTGGTAGTGTTGCATCTGGTATTGTGACACAAGATCAGCCTTTTATTTATAAAGCATCGGCTGTACAAACTGTAAATGTAAATATTACCGTAACTGGAAATCTTACACATTTTCAATTGTTTCAAAGTAACAGTGCAAAACCAATTCAAACCCATATAAAAAATTCACAGGCTGCTGATATTCATTATTTTAAACAAACACCACATCGCAAAGGGACGTTGATTTTAAAAAGAAGTGAAATACCAGATTTGACTAATATTATTGCGACAGGAAGATCATTTACTATCGTACAAATGCTTGAGAAAACTTCAGGAGCTATTCTACTTGCTTCATCAAAATCAAGCACATTAAGTCAAAAATTACTTAAATATTCAAATGCTTCAATAACTAATTCCTCTGCTGAATACAAATTTGACGTTGTTAATTATGATGAAACAATAGCTATATCGTGGGACTTAGATACGCTACAAGTCAAAATACTCTCATCAGGAAATATTTTTAAGCAAACGGTGACAGCAATGGATGGTGTCGATGGAATAGATCGATTAATTTTAGGTACAACAGCTACCGGTTGGGGTGCCACTTGTGAACAGATCATTAAAGAACTCTATGTATACGACAGAGTTTTGACAGATAACGAATTATTGGCAATTAAAGGTGAGTAATTATGACCCTTCAAAATACCCTTGATACCATCGCACCACTCGGCCACACCATCATTGCCGTATCAGCTCCTCCAGCAGCTGGAGCTGACACAACTGCATGGATCGACCACTTAACATCAGTTAGTGACTCAATTGAACAACGTCCAGCAATTCTAGTTGTACCTTTTTCAGATATTGAAGCAGCTGAAGCTTTTGCAGATCAAGTACCTGTTAAATCATCATATCGTGTAATCTGCCCTTGCTATCATGGTGCTGCAGGCCAAGAGCCTGAAATTGCGGCAGCAATCGCAGCTGCTTTAGCAGATTCAAATGATCCCGCTGTGCCCTTTAATGGTGTGAATCTTGGTGGTGTAACTGCTGTATCAGATGAATTTAAACTTACATTTGAACGCATGGAACGTGCTATGAATAATGGCGTTTGTGTAATTACTACTGGTGCAGATGGTAAACCGGAAATCTTACGTGCAATCTCAACTTATCGCATTAATCCGGACTCAGGCTTAGCTGACGACCTTATGCTGGATATCAATGGTGTATTAACCATTGATTATGTTCGTAAAGTGATTCGTGAAGATTTAATGAAGGAACGACGTCGAAAAAATACTGCTGCACAACGTCGTAATATCAAGTCTATTATTTTGTCTCGCGCCCTTCAGCTCGATAAAGCTGAAATCTTACAAAATGTCCGGGAAACAGCAGATCAAATTACTGTAATTGAAGATACAACTGACCGTTACCGTGTAAATGTAAAAGTCCCTGCCGATTGGGTCCGCGGTATGCATGTTATAGCTACAACCCTAGACGTTTATTAATCCTAATCTTTTAATAAAGGCCGCATTTGCGGTCTTTTTTATTTTTGGAAATGCTTCCACCTGACTGAGTTCAATAGGCCAATGACAATAGCTTTATCTTATATAGAGAGATTAAGAACATGGCTGAAGAGTCTGTTGGATATGTAATTTTGAGTGTTGATGGGCAAGAATTTGATTGTGCATCATTCAACCCAACTAAGAATTCAGGAAAGCGCCCAGTTCCTACTATGAATCGAACTGGTGAAGTGAAACATACAGCAAAAGGTATTAAAACTTATGGTCTATCAATTGCGGTAGTTATCCCTGATGGTAAAGACCCAATTGATTGGCTCAGTATTGAAAATGGTCGTCTGAGTTCAGAGTCTGAGACGGGTAATTTCCGAGAAACCTATATTGACGTCAATATCCAAACGATGAGTGATACATATGACGTCAATGGTGAAGTTCGTCGGAACCTTGAAGGTTTTGCTTTAAGTTATATAAATGAAAGTATGTAAAGGGTAAAAAATGAAACAAATTCAGATTGAAGGAACTTTGCCTGTCTCCATTAAAAAAATGGTTGGTCAAACAGAAGTGAAACTTCGTAATGTTGTTATGCGTCAGGTAACATCGATTGAATATCTACAAGCTCAAGCATTAATGGAACCCGGACAATTTATTTCTATTGCAGATTTAGCTTCAATGACCAAGCTTGTCGATGAAGCTGGGCATGAACATGAAATTACTTACGACATGTTAGGTCATTCTTCTTCAGCTAATTTAAAGTATTTAGAAGAAAAACGTACTGAGTTAATTGCAAAGGAAGCAGCCGAGAGTTCATCCGAAGAGCAAGAATCATCAGAAATTTAATGCTTCTGGGTGTGCCTTATGATCAAGCGGTCATTATGCCGCTTGATATGGCTTTAGCGTTACTCAATGATGAGCGGCTAGACAATACTCATCAAACAAGACAAACAAAATCTAACGCCACTTCCGATAAATCTAACGTGCATTTAATTAAAGCTGAAGGTACTACTTTTGTTGCTAAAGGTCGTAAGAACTCTAAATCCAAGGATTAAGCTATGAGTGGAAGCAATACTACTGTTTCATTAACACTTCAAATCAAGGGTCAGCAAGCTACCCAAGAAATGAAGCGTTTCACTGATCAGCAAATTCAAGCTAACAAAACGATCAATACGCAATGGACTCAGATTGGTTCCGCTCAAGCTAAATTCGTTAATACTGCAAGAGCTGGTACACGAGAAACTATTAATACTGCTCGTGCTGGTGAACAGTTATTGCGTACAAACCGTATGCTTGAAGGGGTTTTACGTCATCAAAGCCAATCTCTAAAATAACAAGTCGCCTCTGCCCAACAACTTGCAAATTGGATACGACAAGTTGAGCAATCAAGCAAACGAACTCATCAGTCTACCCAACAAACTATGTCACTCTGGCAAAAAAGCACGGCTATAGGTGGAGCGGCTATAGCTGGTGGTATGTATCTTTCAAATACTCTACAGAAGCCACGAAATTATGATCAACAATTAACTTATATTGCTGCAACTGCCACTGGTGGGCAAGGTATGACACCTGAAGCACGTCTGGCAGCACGTGGTCAGTTAAATGAATATATTAAAGCGGCTGTACGTAATGGTGGCGGTACACGTGAAGATGCTGCAGAAGCTGCTAATGCATTGATTGCTTCCGGTAAATATGAACTTAATAATGTTTCTGCTGCGTTAAATGCTGCAGTTAAAACAGCCTTTGCAACAGGTGCCGCAGCTACAGATGCTGCTGCCCTAACTACACGTATGCAAGACTTTGGTATTACAGATTTACAACGTGGTCATGATATAGCAGTACGTGGTGGTCAGCTTGGTAGTTTTGAATATAAAGACCAAGCTAAATGGCTGGCACAACAAATGGCTGCCGCACGAGCTGTTGGTTATAGTGGCGAAAAAGGCTTCGTTGAACTTGTAGCAATGAATCAGGTTGCAATGAAAACAGCTGGTACTGCTGATGAGGCTGGGAACAATGTTGTTAACCTTCTTGCAAAGTTATCAAGCCGTGAATTTAGTAAATCTATTGGAGATGCTGTTGTCCCAAGAGCTGGAGATCCAACAAAATCTGATGGTAAGAAAAAGCCAAAAGAAGTCTTTGATTGGAATACTTACTCTATTCAACAGCGTGAGCAAGGTGTCTATGGGGTCGAAGCATTTGTAAAATTGCTTGAGCGTCAATTAGCAAGTAACTCTCAGTATCAAAAATTACAGGCTCAAGCGAAATCCTCAAATTCAGCAACACGTAATGCAGCTCTGCAGGACATGAGCAATATTGCTCTTGGTTCAGAAATTGGTGAGATTATTGCTGACAGACAGGCCCTAATGGCAGCATTAAGTGTTGTTTATAATAAAGACACTTTAAATAATTTAAGAAAACAATTGCCAAATGCGTCTGGCACAGTTGACGCTGATTACGCAATGGTTAGTCAGGCTGAATGGGCTAAAGATCAGGCATTAAACCAAGAGAAATTATTCGCTCAATCTAAAGCCTATGATGCTGTTTCTGAATCACTAGGCAATGTTAAAGAAAAATTATCTGACTGGGCATCTGGAAATGAAGCATTAGCAGCGAGTGCCTATAGTGCCTCTGTAGCACTTGGAGCACTTGCTTTAGGTGCGGGTGCAGCAACAATATTAGGAGGTAAAGGTGGTGTCGCAGGTAAAGCTGGAACTGCTATGGCATCACGAGCAATTCCATACCTCCAAAAAGCGGCTGTTCCACTCACTATCGCAGCTGGGGCTTATAATCTATATGATACAGCAACAGATGAAACATTAACTAAAGCACAAAAGCAGACTCAATCCTCCGCAATTGTCGGTGGAACTGGTGGGGCTTTAGCTGGTGGTTATGCAGGAGCAGCAATCGGTTCAGCTATTTTCCCCGGAGTTGGTACAGCAGTCGGCGGAATAATTGGTGGAGGTCTTGGCTATCTATTGGGAGAAAAAGGCGGACAAGAGCTTGGAGAATACTTTTCCGAACAGACAAGTATTTCAGGTGAGCAAAAATCGTTAATGGAACAGCATGCTCAACAAAATGAACGAATTATTCAAGGCTTACAAGATGTTAAAAATGCGGTAGCTAATAATAAACCTGTTTTTGGCGGCGGTTCTTTACTGGATATGATTTCTCAAAATGCTGCCACTGAGCAAAAAAGGTTAGGTGCGCCTAATGTGCCTTTTTATTTGCAACGACGGTAAATTTTGCTAATTTGCTTTTTAAATTATTTCATTGAGATATATATGAAAAAGTTCGCTGTGATAACTACTTTAAGCTTAATTACTTTAACTGGATGCACGAAAAAAAATGATATTGAAAATACTCAAGCTATTAGTGAACCTCAAATAATAGATACCGCCTCAAACTTAAATAGTGATGAACGTCGAAAGTTGGCTTTGTTACTTACTATGACACTAAGTCAAATGGGTCAATTAAGCGAAGCTAAAAAAGTTGAAGAGGAATATAGCAAAATTAAAGATCCAACCACTGCTGACAAATTTTTAATTGAAAAATACACTACAGCTAAAAGTGAATTAGAACAACTAGCTTTAACGGGTGATTATCAGGCTCAAAGGAATATTGCTTATGCTTATGCAACTGACCCTGAAAAGTTTGGTCGAAATCATATTCAGGCATGTGGTTGGTATTTAGTAGTTTTAAGCTCTGGCAGCCCTAAAGTTGATGCTGGTGATAAAAGCAATGTAGAAGTTTATTGTAGCCATAAATTTTTGAATGATAGCGAACGTTCACAAGCATTTGCCTTTGGCAAAGAAACTTATGGGAAAATTTATAAAGACACTAATAAATTTGATAGTTTTTACGGAACCATATAATTGGAACTATTTCCACCTGATTAAAAGCTAATACACAACCAAAATTACCTCACAAACGTGAGGTTTTTTTATGGGTTGGCAAACAGATTTACAAGATGCAAGTTTCAGAGGTGTGCAATTTGAATGTACATCAACTAGTGATTCTATAGCTAAAGTACTCGCAATCCATCAAGCCCCCTACTCTAATGATGCTGAAATAGAGGACATGGGCAATGATCCACGTAAAATTTCAATTCAAGCAGTTTATATCGGTTCCGACTATTTAACATGGGTCAATGCTTTAGAATCAGCACTGCTAGCGACTGGCTCAGGTGAGCTAATTCATCCAGTTTTTGGTGTTCAGCAAGTTAATGTAGCAACTTACACTATCAACCATGATGCAGAAAATCCTGATTTTTGCAGTATTTCTATCGAGTTTATTAAAGCAAAAGCCGAAAAACGTGAGCTATTCTTACCTGTTGCTACGCCTGAGAAAATTGCTACAGCAACTATTATAGATGCTCCAGCTTCAGCATTGGAAAGTGCGTTAGAAAAACTCAAAATTGGCGACACTGATAAGTTATTTAATACAGTTAATACGATTCGCACCGGTATCGATCAGGCACGTAATTATTTAGGTGTTGCAAAACAAGCAATTGAGGATGTTTTATCACCTGCCGATTGGATTGTTGGGTTAGTTGATGACGTCACCAAGCTTGTGACCTTTGATACCAATATTTCAGCTTTATCGAAATGGCGTGATGTTGTACATCGAGTTGAGCGTTTTGAAAACCTTTTTCAAAATGATGATAACTCTCCGGAGTTACAACGAGTTTGGCGCTCAACACTTGCTGCTAGTCAAGTGGCTATTGCACAGCAAGTTGTTGCAACTACACGTACAGAAATGGCAAACAACCAAGAAATTAGCTTTACCCCAGTTGATTTGGCTCTTGTACGAAAAAAAACACGAGAAGTACTTCAGCAAGCTATCCGTGAAGAACGAGCTATTAATACCTTTGAAAGCATCGCACAAATTCAGGTCTATAAAGACGTTGCTGCCCAGATTCAGGATCAAATCCAAGAACTCATTGAAACACGTCCACCCATCACTAAAACACAAGTACCAGTGCCTTGCACCCTGCATTGGTTAGCACACTATTTATATGGTGATATGCGTCGTGCAGAAGAAATTCGTCGTTTAAACCCTGATTTGATTAACCCTGCTGCATTGCAGGTCGGCATGGAGCTAACAATCTATGCAAGATAATCAAGGTAATGAAATTCGCCTAGTGATTGCTGGACTTGAAGCTAAAGGCTGGGATCAGGTTGAAATTGACAGTCAGATTGATACACCAGCAGAAAACTGGAGCTTTACGCTATTTGAAACTGGTGGGCTAGCCTTAAATCCTGCCATTAAAGGTGGTGCAAAAGTACAAGCTTATTATTCTAATCAACTCATTTTAACTGCTGTTGCAGATCGTATTTCTGAAGCTGTAAGCCGTGAGGGCTATGGCCTGCAAGTTTCTGGCCGTGACCTCGTTGGACAATTAATTGATTGTTCTGTGCCTATTTTTAATGGCCGCCAAATCACACTTGAAGAGTTGGTAGGTCGCTATGTATTAGGCGGTGACTTAGGTTCACTGTTTCAAGATGTCCGTATTCAGGATAATGCATGGTTAAAGAATAAAGTCTCTGTTGAGCCGGGTGAATCGCTTTGGGATTCATTGACCAAGGCAGCACAAATCACTGGACAACATGTCTGGCTTGATCCAGACGGGACTTTACAAATCGGTGACCCTTTTGCAAACCCATATCATTTGCAAACTCCATTGCGCCTGATGCGCCCTTTAAACAACAGCAATAACGTTTTAAGTCTTCAGTATGACAACGACGTTTCTAATGTCTTTAGCCATATCAAGGTTTTGAGCCAAGACGGCAACGCAAACTCAATATTATCTGAAACCACCGCTCAAACACAGTATGCCTATAACCGCTTGAAAATGGTCACTTTGGGCGATGTGGAAACTGAAGCTGAAGCAAATGCAGCATTAGAAAAAATCAAAAAAGACAATGACCTTGAAGCACACACCCTAACCGCAACAGTATCAGGTTGGATGATCGACGGAAAGCTGTGGTCAACAGGCTGGTACATCAACTTAGAAACCAATGTTTTATCAAGAGCGACAGCCAAATGGGCTGTGTATGGTCGCACGTTTCAGCTTGACCGTAAGAATGGCAAAACAACAAAACTTCTTCTGAAGCGTCAGGGTGATTGGGCAAATCCACTGGTACTGAAGGAGAAAAAATCATGATGAAAGCTGTAGCAGCCCAGATAAATAAGGCTATGAAACAAATCCGGCAACCATTGTTCGCCCTGGTCGCACGTGGTGGCTCAAAAGTATTGCAGTTAAAGGGCTTTGCTGATGAAACATTGCAAGAAGTTGAGCTTTTTCAGCAAGTCGGCTTCAACTCACACATTCCTGAAGGTGCCCGTGTTGTCGTCATCCCTTTGCATGGCAAGACTTCCCGTTCAATTGTTGTTGCAACGACTGGTGGAGCTGTGGTCGTCAACGTGAATGAAGGTGAAACCTGTGTATATGACCAATTTGGACACAGTCTTTTGCTTAAAGAAGATGGTACGCATATCACCGCTGGGGACCTTTTTGTTGATGACGGTGATTTGCATGTGACGAATGGTCAAGTCTTTGATAAGGAAGGCTCAATGCAGGAAATGCGCGACATTTATAACAAACACAAACACGGTAATACACCGATTCCAACTGAACAAATGTAGGTGAATCATGGCGAATATTGATTTAAAAACGAAAGATTATGTGTTGATGAGCCTTGATGCTGCATTTAGCAAGGATGAGGTTCAAGCAATTTGTCAGCGTTTAAATATTCATCGACGGAAGTATTGGGCAAATCCTAACCTTGGCAGCCGTTTTTATACTTTGAGACGCTCAAAAGATGTTTCTCGTACCATCCAAACAGTTAAGCAATATGCAGAAGAAGCCTTAGAAGGTTTGGTGCCGAATCGTTTTGCTTCAATTCTGGTAAATGCTATTCAGACAGTTAAAAGTCAGGTGGACCTAAATATTGAAGTTACACAGCTATCTGGTCAGAAACAAACAATCCTTTATTTTGTTAAGGTTGGAGGCTAAACAATGGCATATCCGATCAAGACATTTGACCAATTACGTGCTGACATTATTCAGGAAATCCAAAATTTAACTGGATTAACAATGGATGATGAAGATGATGCAGCCATTCGCGCAGATGGTGAAGCTGCTGTAGTTGAGGGCCTTTATCATCATCAAAGTTATATTCAAAAACAGCTATTTGTTGCTACAGCTGATGAGCCTTTCCTTTATATACATGCAAAACGCTTGGAATGTCCGCGTAATGGAGGCTCTAAGGCTTCAGGACGAGTCAGAGCGACATCAAATATTGCGGTCACTATTCCAGCTGGTACTAAAGTCACAGATGGTAAAGGTCATTACTGGCTAACTTTATATAAAGAGACACTTATCGAAAATAAACCTAAAGAAATCCAAGTCATTGCTGAATTTGAAGGTGTGAGCTGGAATTTCGATGGTGAGCAACTGCTCTGGGTTAGTCCTTTACCGGGTGTTGCAGCACAAGTGGATGTTATTGAAATATCTGCGGGTTTTGATGTTGAAGATGTTGAAGCTTGGCGCCAACGGATGATGGATAAAGAGGCTTTAGGTCTTATTCGTGATCGTGAAGCTGATCTTCGACGCATCGTAAAAGATGTGCCGGGTGTAGCTGATGTTTTTATTTTTCCGAAACGTCGTGGCCTTGGTTCTTTGGATGTTGCAATCACAGCAGCTGGTAATCCCCCAAACTCCCCAAGCTCTGCACTTTTAGCTTTAGTACAAACGGCTTTAGAAGAATATTCAGGTTTTTGGGGTGACGTAAGAGCTTATGCACCAACCAAGGAATATTTGGATATCACCGCTGTATTTACTGGGTCAGTAAGTGAAACAGAGGTTGAAAAAGTTATTCGTGACTATGTTGGTTTACTAAAGCCGGGTGAAACTTATGTTGCTTCAACACTAGTTAGTCGAATTAAAGATTTGCAAGGTCTAACAGATATTCAACTTACACCCGGAGTAAATCAAACACCTACTTTGAGCGTATTTACTACCGGTTGGCTCCGGATCGGCACACTCAAGGTGAACCCATCATGACCTTTGATCAAACAGTAGAGCTTTATGCTTCAGTACTCCGCCAATTACTGCCAGCTGGCGGTTATGACAACTCACCTAAAAGTGTTGTCGCAAAAGATATTTACGCCCATGCAAAAGTACTTGCACAAGCTGATGTTGATGCAAAACGTATTTTGACTACGTTGGAACATATTCCTGAAGAATTACTAACCGAGTATGAAGCAGCTCTAGGGCTACCACTGAAGTGTTCTGTGAATAAAACAAAAACTATTGAAGAACGTCTTCAGATCATTCAATGGATTCAACAAACCAAGAACGTTTTAAACCGTGCTTATCTGGAGCAGATATTAGCGATGTTTGACGTTGAATTAATTGATCTTGTGAGATTTACACCAATGCAATGTACAGAGCCATGCGACTCTCCAGTTAATACAGACAGCCTTCGTTATAAAGTCAAATTAATTCTAAAAGCCCCAGTGCAAGCTGATATGGCATGCATCATTGAAAATTATTTACCAGCCTATGTACGTTATGACATTGAGGAAAAAATATGAAACGAATTGATAGTGTAAATGCACGTCCAGATGTGAACGGAACTGGTAAAGCTGGCTTCCATGCAAATGATGATGTGCCCGGACAAGATGCAACTTATCTCACTCCAGATTTTCTCAATACCATACAAGAAGAACTAGCAAACCTACTTGAGCTTAGAGGTATTACTTTAGATCCAGAAAAACGGGATCAACTTTTTAATGCTTTAGCTGGTAAAGATGATGTTGATGCGGCTTTAGATACTGTCCAGACATTACTTGATAACGAGCGCAATGCACGTATTAAGGCTGACCAAGATCATTTGGATGCGTTAAATCCTCATCCGCAATATGTGATGAGAAAGGACTTTAGACTTCTATATAGAACTCTAACGCCTGAGACGACAGTAAACCCGAAGATTTATACAGATGATCCGCAAAACTGGCAGATAAAACATACAGTTGAAAATATTAGTGCTCACATCATGCCGAATGGTGTTATTGAGCAAACAATTAAAGTAAGAACCGTATATGGCGATTACAATGCGCAGGTCTATCTGCCTATTGGGCTTTCTAACATTCTAAATGTCTCTGCATTGTATCAAGGACAACGTGAGAATCAGGACGCTGAAGATGACTCAGCTATACGTTTACTTGATATTTACGACGAGACAGTTCAATTAGAGAATGGTTTACAAGAATGTAGAACCGTTGTTAATTTTCGATTTGACTATGTCAGTGGCAATACTGGTGGACAACGAGAACGGTTTGCTTATTTAAAAATTATGGGTTTTGGTGCTTCAAATACAGATTTGGAGAATCTAAATAGTTATCCGTATCCTTATTATAGAAATCAGGATGATCTAGATGGTCAGGTTGTATATATTGATCAGAATCTTACAAATGTAAGCTTGCTAGAGCTATTCATCCAAACTTATGGTGCACCAACTGCTACTACAAGAGCTATTTTTGTTATTGCTTCAGGTGTGACACTGATTGCTGTTACTTCTGGTAGTTGGTTAGATGGCTCAAGCCGTCAAATCATTAACTACGGTCATATATACGGTACTGGTGGTTCTGGCGGATACTATGATGAAAATACTGCTATGGTTGGTGATGGTGGTACGGCAATCATTGCACAGAATGCTAGTAGCTTTATTGATGTACGTAACTATGGTTTGATTGCAGGCGGTGGTGGTGGCGGTGCAGCTGGTAAGTCTGAGTATTCAATAGGTGCACAAGATTATTATGCTGTTGGCGCAGGTGGTGGTGGTATTCCACTAGGTACAGGTGGAGTTAATATCAATCAGGCTGTACCTGAAGGCAAAACACTAGTAAATCTTGCTGGAGAAGCTGCTACTTTATCTGTAGCAGGTAATGGCGCAACTGGTACAGGTTTAACCGCTGGTGGCGGTGGAAACGTTGGTGAGGATGGTAAAGCTAGTGAATCAACCCTTGATAATGGTATTGTTGGTAAAGCTGGCTTCATTTACCAAGGTAACGTTACGATCACAAATATTGGTGGTGGACAAATGAAAGGTAGATTACCGTCAATATAGCTAATGCTAGACTCTATGAGTACCTGTTAAAGTACGGGTACTCACTATTTTTCAATTAATTGTTGTGTTAATTACTTTAGTGCAGAATAAAGAACAAAAAGCTAAGTGCAGAATAAAAAAGAAATTAGTGCAAAAAAAATCGAAAACTTACAATTTTCTCTAATATTTGATCAATCATGTTAAATGTATGGTAAATTTTCATCTCCAAACCTGTC